ATTACTCTGCGAGGGTTCACATATCGCGTTGTGTATAGTTTTTTGTTACCTGTTACCATGACAATATTTATCTTGACAGAATGGTAACAGGTAACATATAATAAAATTCATGGCAGAAATTAAACCGGCACAGCTGGCAAAAATCGCAGGCTTAAAAAGACAGGCCGTTTATAATGCAATCCGCAGGGGAAACATAATTTCAAACTCGGCCGGGTTAGTAGATACTCAAAATAAAAAAAATATGGACTGGATGTTAAATCATAATGTGTCAGAAAAAAACGTAAATCAATATCTTTATGAAATCCAAAATAGAGAAAAAAAACAGAAAGAAAGTAAAGTCATATCTAACCCTTTACCAGATATAAGAAAGAATAATAAAAAAAAACCTCTCGATATCGAACCTGAAAAAATAGATATAATTCAAAAATATATCGAACCTAAACAAGAAAACAAACTTCACGATGAATTGGAGTTTGAAAATATTTCCGGATTACCATCCGAAGTAATGAACCTCAAATTATTCGAACTTGTTAAAAGACACGGAGGGCCGATGATGCTTACCGGATGGTCCTTGATTTTACAACGAATTATGAGCGCTCAACAAATGGAACAGAAAATAAAAGAACGTAGACTTGAACTTGTAGAAAAAGATTTTGTGATTTCACGCCTTATGTTATATTTAGAAACCTTAAGTAGTCAACTATTTGATTATACAGAAAGTTTTCCAATCAGGGCAATTTCCCTTGTAAAATCTGATGTGGATTCTATGGAACTTCATATCAAGCAACAAATGAGAAAGGATTTTTCAATCCTTATCAAAGATACAAAAGAAAGATTAAATAAAGAACTCGAAAACTTAAAAAGGAAATTTGAAAAATCAGATGATTCGAGTAATTGAAAGATCAGACATAGAATTTTTTATACAACAAATAAATTCAATCACTGATTCAAAAGAATACGAATTGCCGTCTGATTATGTTGAACGTGTCCGATATCTTCCCTCCGAACTTACCACATTTCCAGGTAAGTTTAATTTTGACAAGTCCCCATACCTTCGGGAAATTTTAGATTGTCTTTCTCCATTATCCACAGTTCAAGAAGTTGTCTTAATGAAGGCAGCCCAGATAATGGCAACAACAGGTATCCTTGAAAATTATCTTGTATACAATATTGGATGTGATCCTAAGACTCAACTTTATGTTTCTGCTGATAAAGGTTTGATTGAAAAAGGTTTCAAGGTAAAAGTAGAACGCGCAATTGATACTTGTGATCTCCGTGATCTAATTTTTTCACAAACAAGGAAGAGAAAAGCAACAGGCGATACTACAACTGAAAAAGAATATCCAGGCGGATTTCTTCATGGAGTAGGTGCAAGAAATCCCGGTAAGCTAAGATCTATGAGTTATCAGGTAATGTTATTTGATGAGCTTGATGGTTTTCCGGATACACTCGGAAAAGAAGGTGATCCTGTATCAATTGCAAAAAACAGAACAAATGCTTTTTCGACAAAAAGAAAAATATTATACTTATCTACTCCAACAATTACACAGACTTCAAAAATAGATAAATTATACTTACAGGGTGATCAGAGAAATTTTTTCGTACCATGTAAATTCTGTGGAAAAATGCAAGTTTTACGTTGGCATGGAGTAACAGAAGAAGGAAAAACCTATGGAATAGTTTTCGATTTAGACAGTGATTTTTTGCCATTATATGATACCGTAGGATATAAATGTCAATACTGTGATGGTATTATGAAAAATCATGATAAAGCAGTCATAATAAAAAAAGGAGAATGGCGACCTACTGAAAAAGCAAAAGTACCTAATTTCCGCAGCTACTGGATAAACGCTTTGTACTCACCTCCCGGAATGTACACTTTTGAGGACATGGTCACTGATTGGACAAAATGTTGGGATCTTAAAAAAGATAGAATGAAAGACAAAGATGAAATGAAAACTTTTTATAATACAAAACGTGGTTTACCATGGTTAGAAAAAGGTACATCTATAAAATACGAAAAATCCGTATTACATCGGCGTACAGGTTTTGCCATGGGACATATTCCCGAAAAAATGATGATTGAAGATACCGGAAGTTTTGCTCTACTTTTCACATCTTCTGTAGATGTTAGTGGGGATAAAATATATGTAGATACAAAAGCCTGGACAGAAGGTGGTCAATCATGGACTATAGATTTTTTTTCAATTGATGGAGATATCACAGATGTGAAATCAAAATTGTGGTCTGATTTAGATAAATATATAATTGAAAAAGTTTATTCTGGTGAAAATGGAAAACAATATCAAATTATAAATACCTTTATAGATTCTGGATGGGGAAAATATACCGATGTAGTTTATGAGTTTTGTAAACGGTTTTCAGGTGGAGTATTTGCCGTCAAAGGAAAAGAAGATCTACCAGAAGGTATCACTTACAGAAAGTTTTCAAAAGAGACACTTGAAAAAATAGGACTATACGCAGCATACAGTATAAACACCACAAAAATAAAAGATCGCATTTCCAGAGCTATGTCAATATTACAGTGGGATACTGGACAGATACAACCTGATTGGTACCCCAATTTCCCTGAAGATTTAGGGGATGAATTTTTTAGAATGTTTGAAGCCGAACATAGAGTTGAAGTTCGCGACCGAGATACAAAACAATTCAGGCGGGTTAGATGGAAACAAACAGAAGGCGCCGAAAATCATGCATTTGATACATTCGTTTACAATCTCGCCGGGCTTGAACTTGTGGCATACCGTACCTGCCGTGAGGAGTTGGGACTTAACGTTCTTTCATGGTCGGATTTTTGGGAATATTGCAAGACTGGAAGATTTTACTACTTTTGAAAGTAATAAATTATTTTTTTACCATTTTTATTTTTTTCTTTTTTTTGTAATACTGCAACCTTCTTCCTATTGGTGAACATTTAGGACAGTAACACAAATGATTTCCCCCGTTTGCCTTAATTGTCCATCCTGATTTTTTTATTATTTCCTTTAAGCTCATACAGTGTCCTTCAAACTCAATTTCCTCAAAACATCTAACGGGGCTATTATCACAAGTTAACCTAATTATTTTTTTTATCATATTTCACTCCATTCCTTTTCGGATATTCGTTTTTTTGCAAAAGAATTAAATTTTTCCTTATCATACATATTTTCACTTGGTTCAAGTCTGTAGTATCTCACGATATTATATATGTATATTATCTTTTCATACTGATAATATTCAGTTTCTTTAGTTTCGATCTTTATTATCATATTCTACTTTCTGGATTGATTATCTATCAACATAAAAGTGTACTACACAGTCAAGACAAAAGTTTTCCGTAAATAAATTATTTCCATCAAACACAAACGTATTATTTCCTTTACAGTGTGGACATACATTTTTTTCCATGACTAATTCTTTTTCTACTTTGCTTTGTTTCATCCTATTTCTCCTTCTCCCGGATACCGTCCGGGGCGGTGTTATTGTCGGTGCCCTATGTTATATGTTGATATCATTTTCATACCAGTCATAATTGGGGATTTCTTTTTCTACTAATCCCGTCCCCCGATTTGCAACAATTCTGTCGTATTGTTCTCTGGATTCAAAAACGTCGATTTCTTTTTTATATGTTTTTTTTCCAGAATCTAAAACGATAATCAGATCAGAACCATCATATCCGGTAAAAACACCCTCTTCGGTTCCGGTTACCTGCCCGGTAAAATCTCTATTTTCAACAATTACTCTCTGGTTTTTGTTCATAATCACCCTCCTCTTGGTTTTTGTGAGTTATTCACTCACTCATTCATTTTCTATTATTAATAATAACACCGTTTGTTTTATTTGTCAAGTGTTTTCTTTAAAAAATTACAATTTTTTTTAAAAATTTTTACTTGACAAAGCAAAAAAATGCTATAAACTGTCAGTATGTCAGTTATAGATACGGGACATCCATCAATAAATCAAACTATGTCTGATTATTGGAAAGATGAACTTAAAAACACAAAAATATTATTAAATGCAATTGATACCGCTATTTACGAAATATTACAAAAAGGCGTTCAGTCATATACACTTGATACTGGCCAGAATAGCCAAACGGTAACAAGGGCAAATATTCCCGCTCTGATTCAACAGCGTACTGATTTAGAAAGCGCGGTAAATAGACTTGAATTAAAATTAAACATGGGGCAACCGGCCGTGAAACAGGTAATACCAGGTTTTTAAATGGGAATAATAAATAATATTAAAAACATATTTACAAAAAACAAAAAACAAGAACAACCTGAAGAAATAAAAAATGATAAAACTTATTACTCATATGTTACGGATATTTTTGACGCGATATGGTCTGGTGAAAAGTTTTCTGGCGGATTTGGTCCCGTCAAAGATTATCAATTTGTTGATTACTGGACATTACGAAAAAGAAGTATGCAATTATTTACTGAAAATATGTATGCTAAGGGAATGATAAGAAGATTATTAAGAAATGAGATACATACCGGATTACAATTAGAATCAAACACTATATCAGAAATTACCGGGTTATCAGATGAGCAAGCGGTAATTTGGGATGAGATGTCAGAACTAAACTGGAAACTATGGGCAGATGATAGAGAATTATGTGACTGGAATAAACAAAGATTATTTGGAGAGATTCAACATGATGCGAGACTAACAGCGATTATATCCGGTGATTGCCTTATAATAAATCATATAAATCAGTCTACCGGGTTACCCATGATTGAATTAGTCGACGGTTGTAATGTCCGTACACCATTCGGAAAAACTCCACGTAAAGGAAATAAAATTGTACATGGTGTTGAAATTGATAGATTTGACAGACATGTCGCTTATTGGATTGTAGTAAAAACCGAAAACGGAACAGAGTCAAAAAGAATTCCTGCCTATGGAGAAAAGTCAAAAAGAAAAATAGCATGGATGATCTACGGTTGTGAAAAACGCCTTGATAAAGTTAGAGGTGAGCCAATTCTTGCACTTGCATTATATGCACTAAGAGATTTAGATCGATACAAAGATTCAGAATCAAGGGCAGCTGTTATCAATTCCATGCTTGCAATATACATACAAAAAACAAAGTCGGGTGTAGGAAGTCAGCCGATCGGAAAAGGGGCAATACGTAGAGACTCTGTTAATGTTACAGATGGAGATGGAACTACAAGAAAATTCAATACCGCTTCGATGTTACCAGGAACTGTTATTGATGAGTTGCAAGAGGGTGAAACACCGATGTCATTTAGTACAACACGACCAAATACTAATTTTAAAATGTTTGAAGAAGTTATAATAAATACAATCGCATGGTCTTTAGAAATACCCCCTGAAGTTGCAAGACTACTTTTCCAGAGTAATTTTTCCGCTTCCAGGCAGGCTAATAATGAGTTTAATGTTTATCTATCATATATGTTTTTTAAATTCGGAAATGATTTTTGCCAGCCTATATATGATGAGTTTATAATAATGTCAATATTGTCTAATAAAATTGTAGCACCTGGATTTATAGATGCTTATTTTTCTAATAATTGGCTTGTAGTTAATTCTTGGCTAAATGCAGAATGGACAGGATTATCAAGGCCGAGTGTAGATGTTTTAAAAGATGTTAATGCAGCGGAAAAAGCTTTGGCATTAAGGATTACAACATATGACCAAATGTCAAGAAAGATATTTGGAATCTCATTTAGGGCAGCATTAAAAAAACAGACAAGAGAAAAAAGATTATTTGAAAAGGCAGGGTTAACTTCAAGTGTCGATGAAAATACACAAGGTGAACCGATTGTACAGAATAAAAAAATTATTTCTTTTTTAGATAGAGTTGAAGAAATTGAAAATAGACTTGAAGAGGTCGAAAATTGAGTAATATAAGCGAAGAGCAATTAACTGAAATAATGGAAGGTGTTGGTATATTACAAAATTTAAAAACTGAATTTGCTATATCGAAAGAAAAACTAGAACAACTTGAAAGAAAAGTAGAAGATGAAAAAGAAGAAAGAAAGCGTGAAGTTGATGGAGTAAAAACAAATTATGTAAAAAGATTCGAATTGGTAAATAGTAATCAATTAAAGATGTTTTCAAACATAAAGGATGTACATCAAAGAATAAATACAATTGCAAAAGAAATAGATAGTAAAATTAAAAATATAGAAAATCAAATTAGTGGGCTTCACGATGCTTTAACCGATGATTTTAAAGAAAAAATTAAATCTGTAATAGATGCTGTAAAAAAAGAAACCGAAAACTTTAAAGAATGCGTAATGTCAGACGTCAATTTAAAAATTGAGCAATCAGTTAACGAAGCAAACAAAAAAACTATCAATTTTTTATGGCTTTTATTCTGGTTAATATTTTCAGGGTTTGGATTAGTTATTATAAAAGAAATTGGCACACTTATTTTAAAAAAGTTAGGAATAACTATATGAGAAAAAAACCTATAAGCAAAAAAATGATTATTTTCTTTACAGGTATTTTATCATTACTTTTTATTTTTTGTTCACTGCTTATAATTAAAATAGTTTTAAAAGATGATTTACTTAATAATATGACCGGCTTTATAATTGGAGGTATAGGTACTATAACGGGTATCGTTATGACTGGACGTGTAGCAGATGATTATCAGATAGGAATTAACTTTAAAAAAGAACTGGCAGAGAAAGATGAAGAATGAGACAATCAAGAAAATTGCTTTTATTGAGTTTATTATTATTTTTATTCTTTTCGGAATTATCGTTTTCGGGATTGTTATCCAGGGAAGAAAAGATAAAGAATATAAAATTAATTATAATAGACTTGAGAACACAGCAAAAAAACTTGGAAACACAATTGTCGAATTACATGAAAATATCTATGCGCTTGAAAACCAACAACCAGAGATTATTGAAATATATAAATACGATAACGAAAATAATTTACAACTTGAAAATACAAATAACGAACTTGGAAACACAATTGAAAGAATTGACAGAGACATTACCGAAATTGAAAAACTGCTCTCCGAATTTTTCGATGATTGATTTATTGATATGGGGCGTTTTATTTTTAGGAGGGTTATTTTTTGGAGGTAGATTTTTATGAAAACATATAAAGATATTTCAGATGGTTTAGAAAATAAGCGAAATGAGTTTTATGAAAAATTAAGACAAGACATTTATGATTATTCATCAACTCATTTGAGTCCTGGGTTTTGCGCGCTAACCGTTAGAGATGTATTAGAAAAAAACGGATTTTCAATTGAGCCAATATGCAAGAAAAATATATACAAAACTATAAATAAATTAAAAATCTTATCAGAAGAAACGACAGAAGTAGAAATAATAACAGGATCTCCTGAAATGAATATGCATACGGCCGCACAGGTAATAGCAAATGCAAGTCAAGACGAATACGTGGTACTTGCATTATTGGCTAATTTTAGATATCCTGAAAAAAAACTTGACGGTTGTCATCATATAGGTTTTGTGATAAAAAATAAATTGTCAGATAATCCACTTATAGGGCAGGGCGGTATGAAAAGTGTAAAAAATATTTTTAAGCCTGCATCGTGGAGTTTTTCATGGAACTGGGAGAATGCCCAGGGTGTTAAAAATAAGTATTGTATGATCTACGTAAAATACGGATTAAAAGTAAAATAATGCTTGACATAAATATAGGTTATGTTATTATAAATTATTAAAGGAGTAAGCTATGATAGACCAGTTAAGAAAATTGAGAGCGAGTTTAACGGATGTTAATCCATCTATACAACGTGAATATTATGTTTCCCCAGACGGAAATGATAAGAGGGATGGAAGAAGTCTTGCTTCTTCCCTAAAAACTCCGGAAAGAGCAATTGAAATTATCAATAATTTACCCTCGGTAATAACTAGCGTTGCCTTGTATATTGCTCCAGGTGCATATTTTGTAAAAACGCCATTACTTTCAACTAAAGATTTTTTTCTATTAAGCGGTATTGTTGGATCTCCTGGAATGGTAAATTTTATCGGATCAGGTGATACCGGAAGTTTAAGTCCTGCGACGGATAACATGTTAAAAATTGAAGGAAGAAGAAATACAGTACGAGGTATAACATTTTTTGTTAATAGTCCAAATTATACTCCCTTGAGTTTTGCCGATAGAGCAGGGGGAGGTGGTTATGGTGGTCTCAATCTTACAGAAAATTGTTATTTTTATTTTCTTGTTGCAACATCTCAAATGAAATATGGAATCGTGATGATAGGAAGCAAAAGAAATACAGTAAGAAATTGTGTTTTTAGTGCTTCTAATACGGCAGGTATTTATATTGTGAAAAATGTAGAAGATCCTACTGATATTGTTATCGAAAATAATCAGTTTATAGGTACCGGAAGAGGGGTATTGATAAACGGACTTAATTACAATACGATCATAAAAAACAATCTTTTTTCCTCTGGAAGTAAAGCAGGTGAAGTCATGGTAAATGGAATTGAAATTACCGCGCTAATGACGGCAGGGAAAGTTATTGTTGTAAATAATCAATTTGAACAATCTCAAATAAATTCAATCCTTGACAATAAAGTCGGTGGCACTTTAATTGATTTCGGAAATGAGTATGGAGCGTAAATGGATATAGTAATCGATGGGGTTATCGGATGGGATTTTAACGCGTCCGATTTTCGCGAACAGTTAAAAAGTGCAAAAGGTGATGATCTTAATATACAGATTTCCTCTCCGGGAGGTTCTATTTTTGAAGGATTCACAATTTTTGATTTAATCGTAAAGTACAAAAAAGACTTTCCATTATCTCAAGTAAATATTACATCTTTCGGAATCTCCGCAAGTATGGCGTCAATTATTGCACTTGCAGGAGATAAGCATATAGTTTTTGGTAACACTGTTTATATTATTCATAATTCATGGACTATTGAGGTCGGTGATAAACACGTTCTGATAAAAACCGCTGATATACTTGATAATTTAGATTTAATAGCTGCAAGGGTTTATTCCGAAAAATCAGGGAAAAAATTATCTGAAATTGAATTGATTCAAAATGAGGAAACTTATTTCTATGGTCAAGAGATTATTGATTCAGGTTTTGCAGATGAAATTATTAAACGTGAAGATGATTCTGAAAAAGATGAGAAAGTTTCATTTGCAAAAAATGCAGTTTCTGAAACAATTTTAAAATTGAAAAATAATAATGATTATGACTTTAGGGCAGATTGTTTAAAAATTGTTACCTTAATTCCTGAATTAAAAGAAATCGAAAAAAAGGATTTATTAACCGCGGTTGCGGATAAAAATATTAAAACGGAGGTTAAGCGTATGACTCCTGATGAGTTGAAACAACAATTTCCTGATACTTATAATACTATTGTTTCTATCGGGATTGAAAGAGAATATGAGAGGGTGAAATCTCACATAGTTATGGGCAAGGGTGCCGGTAATATAGAAATGGCAGTTAAAAATATTGAAGATAAAAAAGAATTTACTTCTTCAATAACAGCTGAGTACATGGCCGAGGGTATGAAAACGAAAGAAATTAAAAATCGTATTGCCGATAATGTTGAGACGGGTTCACATACCGGAGATGATGATGAGGCTGATACCCTGGAATATACAAAACAGCTTAAAAAGAAAATGGGGGTGAAATAATGCCGAATCTTGAAATAACAAATTTTTATCCTGGCGACGGGATAAGGGCAGTAGTAGAAAGTGAACAAGCTTTACTTACTACCATAGAGGCAGATACAATCAAGCGCGTCACAATACTCGGACGAATTACAGCAACAGGTAGCTATTGTTACTATGATTCCGGTAATGATCCTGAAGGTTCCGGAATTCCTGTCGCGATATCACTTTCCGAAGTTGAAGCAGATGACGCTGGTGATTATGTACTTTCCGTCCTTCTTCAGGGAAAAGTTGAAGAGGAAAAACTCATTATACATGGAAGTGAACCTGGTGTTGGAATAACGCCTGCTATTAAGGATTCCTTGAGAACTTATGGAATAATTGTTCAGACAGCAGCCGAGTGCGCCACACTCGATAACCAATAAAGGAGGACATAATGGCTATTGATAAAAGAACAGCTTTTTTAATGGCATATATAGAACGTGAATTTTTTATTCCGTTTTTATCGACATTTTTCACAACAACACCGAGCGATATAGTAAATGCCGAAAGTGTTATAATAGAAATACAGAGAAACACCCGGAAGATTGCACCTGTTATTTCTGATTTAACTGCAAGGGGATCGATTATTAAAAAATCGATTTATACACAGAAGGAATTTAAACCTCCTGTTGTTTCCTTAGGTTCTGTATTTACGGCAGGTGATCTAATTGAAAAAGTTTTCGGTATGACTCAATATGATTCTGCCGGGTTGGATTATTTGGCACAATTGCAGATAAAAATAATGGAAACTATGGCAGAGATAGAATCTCAAATAATGAGAAGTATTGAATTTCAATCTTCGCAGATATTTCAGAATAAAGCTATTGTTGTATTATACGATGATAAAGGACAACCTGCTTATGAGATAGATTTTAAAGCTAAGGATGAACACTTTCCGGTTGTCGATGTAAATTGGTCAGATGAAACTTCAGATCCTGATATTGATATTGCAAATCTTTCTAAAGTAATTACAAAAAATGGAAGAGCAAGAATTAGAAATCTTGTGTTTGGAGAAAATGCATATAACGAATATTTCAGAAATACAAAAATACAAGACAAGCTTAATATTAGGCGTATTGTATCGGGCGAACTTGATCCAAGAGAAGTTAACCCGGATGTAAATTATATCGGAAATTATCTGATTGGAAATAGACGATATAATATATGGCAATATGAAGGTGAATATGAACATCCTGAAACAAAAGAATTGACACCTTTTGTCGATCCTGATAAAGTTATATTTTTACCTGATGCCGGAGCCATGAACGTAGATTTTAGGCGTATTTTTTGCACAGTGCCTTCTATAACAGGAACAGATCCAAGATTTTCCGAATTAATACCTATGCGAATGAATCTTGATAATAGATCATATCTCGCAAGGGTGTGGGAAGAAAAAGGCGCCGATACTTTGAATATGGAATTAAAAACACGTCCTCTCGATATTCCGGTTTCTATCGATTCTTTTGGATGTTTAACTACTAACAGTGGAGAGTAAAATGAAATATATAGTAAAAGAAGGAAAAGCAATTTCAACATTAAGGGGAATTATTGGACATCCTAAGGATATAAATGATGTGAAAGAAAAAGAGTTTGTAACTGAAAAAGATATTAAAACAGGGAAATCAGGACTTGACAGGCTTTTAAAACTGGAAAACTCACCTTTGGTTGAGTATGAAAAAATCAAAAAACAGAACAAAAAAGCAGAACCTATAAAGGAAGATGATAAATAGTGAACTTAAATGAACTTGCCGAATCTGATTTAGAAATAACTCTTGAAGATGTTGAAAATGGATTCGCTGTTGAACTTATTTTTCTTGATGCTTTTATGGTAGAAACTACAATACCATGCCAAACAACCGATATTGGTTTTTTTGTAGATCCTGGTTCTGGTATGGGTGTTTCCGGAAGGCAAGTTGAAATTAACTGTCGAATAAAGACACTTGATGATAATAATGTTATTGTTGCAAAAGATGATGTTGTTATGCATAAAGATACTTTAGGTAATACTTATAAAACACGGATAAAGAAAATTGAACCTGATAGAAAATTGCCTATTTATAAAATATTATTAGAGGTAAGTAATTGATAACAAAAATAAAAACCTTAATAGAAAAACAGGATACTAATGAGATTGTAAGGGATCAGATAGCGGCAATACTTGCAATCGAAGTTGAAAATCAAAAAACTATTGCAACAAGTCAAGCAAAAAATCCCGATGATTTTTCCTTTTCGGTTTATGTTGAAAGATCGAGACCGTGGGAAACAAATGAAATGCCTTTGGTGAATGTGATGTTCGATAATGACCGGTTTGATACGAAGGGTTCCGGTTTGATAAAACAACAACATCCTATCGGAACTTTTTATATCGATTGTTACGGATACAAGGCAGCTGATGAAAATAAAACCGGTGACGAACTTGCAAGCAAGGAAGTGGATAGGATTGCAAGACTTGCACGAAATATAATAATGTATAATGAGTATGCATATCTTGGATTAGGATATCAAGAACTTGGACAGGGTAATAATTTAGTTTCAAAGCGTTATATTGTTAGACGTGAAAAGTTTATGCCTAATATAAATCAGGATGGGTATGAAAATATCGTAGCTTGTAGACTTACCCTTGAGGTAGAATATAAGGAAGAAAGTCCACAGACTTTACCTGAGGATTTTGAATTATTGATTTTTAAATGTCAGAGAAATGACGGTAAGATTTTATTTACTGCTGAATATGATTTAACAGCCTAAGGAGGTTTTATATGTCTATTTCACCATCGGTAATAGCAAGGGTAATTGGCGTTAATGTTGAATATGCTAATTTCAATTTGGGGCAGGCTTTATATTTGCCACAAAGAATTGCAATAGTCGGGCAGGGTAGTAGTGCGGTATCTTACGGTACAGATAAACAACTTATAAACTCTGCAAAACAAGTCGCTCAACTATACGGCTATGGATCTCCCTTACACCTTGTATGTAGACAGTTACTACCAGCTACTGGAAAAGGATTGGAAGGAATACCGGTTACTGCTTACCCGCTTGTTGATGATGGTTCGGGAGTTGCCGCGACTGGTTCTCTGGGTGTTACAGGCGGACCTGTTGAAATTGCTTCTTCTGGCTATGTTTATATTGGTGGGATAAGATCAGCACCTATAGTTTTGCAAGTTGACGATACAGCCGCTATCGTTGCCGGTAAAATAAAAGTTGCAATCGATTCTGTTCTTGAAATGCCGGTTACTACGGGAGCCATAGTTGTTTCTGCCTTTCCGGTTACTGCGAAATGGAAAGGGGCATCGGGAAATGAAATAACTGTAGATTATTCTGAATTAGTTAATGATAATTTAACTTTTGTAATTCCCACGAAATTAACTGGAGGTTTGGTTAATCCGGATGTACAGGATGCACTTGATATTGTAAACGATGTTTGGGAAACAATAATTTTAAATTGTTTTAATTATTATGATACGGTTAGCCTACAAAAATATAGTGATTTTGGGGAAAGCAGATGGGATCAGCTTATTAAAAAACCATTATTAGTTGCTACGGGAGCTGTAGAAGGGTTTAGTGAGCGAACTATAGTGACCAATCTGGTAGCAAGAAGATCAGATAGAACAAACTTTCTTATTGTTTCGGTTGGTTCCCGTGAATTACCTTGTACAATAGCTGCCCAGGGGCTTGTAAGTGATATTGCACAAAAAGCAAACGATAAACCTGCTCATAATTATATCGGAGTTTTACAGGGATTGCACGCGGGAGCGGACGATTTACAGGAAGATTTTACAACCAAAGATAATTCGGTAAAACTGGGAAGTTCAACAAATATAAAAGTTGGAAATCTTGCTGGGTTATCTGATACGGTTACTTTTTATCATCCGGATGGTGAACCCATACCGGCTTATCGTTATGTTGTTGATGTTGTAAAATTACAAAATGTAGTTTATAATGTCGATATAATAATGGAAACATTAAAAGGACGTCCATTATTGCCGGATGGAACACCGACGGCTGATCCAGATGCTATCCAGCCGAAAGGCGTAAAGGCGCTACTAAGTAAATTAGCTGATAGCCTTGCAAATGGCAAATCTGCAATAATAGTTGATTCTGAATATACAAAAAAAAATATGGTTGTTGAAATTGATGGAACTAATCCTAAAAGATTGAACACTACTTTTCCGGTTATATTATCGGGAAATGTAGAAGTCAATTCAACAGATATTTTATTTTCATTTTTAGGAACATAGGAGGTAAAAATGACAAGCGGGCCACTTGAAAGCATAAATATAAATACTCGACGTTTTCCTGTTGACGGTGAGATAAACGCAGTATTAAATCTTGATGGTTATACTAATGAAGTAAAACCAAACGGACAACCTGGAGAAAGTAGAATAATAAAATCAAGACGTTCCGGAAAAATTGGAGCCATACCGTTAGTTATTGATAGTTCACGTGGTGATGTGGAGTTTTTACAAGAAATCATGAATTCTAATGATTTTGTAGATTTTTATGCTACCGGTGTAGATGGTATTACATGGGAAGGAAATGTACAGATTGTGGAATCTCCCGAATTGGCAACAAAAGATGGAACTATGGAAATTGTTGTAATGGGATTTATAAAAAGGCAAGGTACATAATGCAATACAAAATTGATGAACAGCTGGCAGAAGAAGAGTTTGTTAAAATATGTGAGGATTGGGAAATCGATATTGATGAAAGTAACATGGATTCAGAAGAAAAAATCGATTTTAAAAGTGTAAAAGTAAAAGTTATAAAAGCAATCAGGCTTGGAAGGCTTGTGTATAATTCAGATGGAACTATCATTTATACTTTAAGTAAGCATTCTATAGATTTTGTAGGTACTGAATTGACTATAAAAGTTCCCGATGGTGTTGCTTATACCGACATGGATCAGTTTAAAAAAGACAAAGATATGCACAAAACATTTACGATACTGTCTTACATGATAGGTAAACCATTACCAGTTATAAATAAACTTGATGGAAGGGATCTTAAACCGCTTCTCGCGCTGGCATCGCTTTTTTTAGCCGATTAGCTTCCACGGTTGCAGCTGGGGGCATAGAAAAAGTAATATATGGGATTGAGGGTGTTATAATTCAGTTAGTGCAAATACTTATGGATTATTCATCATTACCGGATTATAGGACTATGAAACTACATCAGATACGATTTTTTTATAAACCACTTATTCCAGGTTTGAAAAAATGTCAGAAGGATATGAGGAAAAATGGCGAGTAGATTTTCCTTAGAAGCGGTTTTTCGTGCCGTAGATAAATTCTCCTCTCCCATGAAAAAAATTACAAGTTCAACGAATAAATTTACAAGTTCATTAAAAAAAGATTTTGCCAAGGCACAGAGACAAGTTGCTAATTTCGGACAGAATCTTAAAAGACATGCATGGATTGGAGCAACCGCAGTAATAGCTGGAATAGCCTATATGGTCAAAGAAGGCGTTCAATTAGCAAGTGATTTGTATGAAGTTCAAAATGTTGTCGATACTACATTTAGGGAATCGTCAAAAGTTATTGATAAATGGTCTCAAAGTGCCATAAGTGATTTTGGATTATCTGAATTACAGGCTAAAAAGTTTACAGGTTCATTAGGGGCAGCATTAAAATCCTCTGGAATTACAGGTGATGAAATTGTTAATTTATCAACTGATCTTGTAGGTTTATCCGGTGATTTTGCATCATTTTACAATTTGCCTGTAGAAGAGGCTTTTGAAAAAATAAGATCTGGTATTATGGGACAATCAAAACCATTACGTGATTTAGGTATAAATATGAGTGTTGCTAATTTAGAAGCTTATGCACTTTCAAAGGGAATGCAAAAACAATTTAAGGATATGAGTCAAGGTGAGCAAACTATGTTAAGATACAATTATTTGATGAGTGTATCAAATGACGCGCAAGGTGATTTTGCAAAAACATTATCTACTAGTTTAGCAAATCAAACAAGAGTATTACAAACAAAGTTTTCTCAAAAATTGGCAGGAGCTATGCAAAAACTAATACCAATACTTATAAAGGTAATGGAAGGTTTTAATAATTTTCTTGACACATTAGATACCGACGCTATCGCAAATTTTGTAGTGATTGTATTTAATGGGATAAAAAAAGGTATCGATATATTTATTTCATTCATAAAGTTTTTAAAACCATTTGCACCAATTATTTTTGGTATAGTCGCTGCTTTTGCAGCATATAAAGCGATTATGATTTTAGCTGCTATCGCACAAGGTATTTTAAACATAGTAATGTTAGCTAATCCTATAGGATTGTTAATCATAGCTATAGGTGTTTTAATAGGATTAACAATCATAATAGTTCAGAATTGGGATAAAATTACAGGTGCATTAAAAAAAGGTTGGAATGCAATTAAAAAAACTGGGAAAGCATTATGGGACAATCTTATAAAAGGACTTCAAAAAGCAGGTGATTGGATATCTAAAAACTTTGATAAGTTTTCTTTATTACTAGGGCCGATTGGTTTTCTTGTTTCAATCGTTCAAGAACTTGGAAAAAGTTGGGATGATATAACTAATCTTTTTAAAAAAGGTGATATTTTAGGTGGTATACTTGCAATAGGACGCGCTATGCTTTCCGGATTACTTGCACCAATTCAAGGATTTTTGGAATTAGTATCAAATATTCCAGGGCTTGGAGATATAGCCAAGGGTGCCGCCGAAAAAATTAGACAGATACGGGAAGGCTTGACAGAGTTTGAAATTAAAAAACCTGAAGGTGAAGGAAAAGAAGTATCAGTTGCACCTATTACCCAGGGAGAAAGATCAGCTACAATAATGAGTGAAGAAAAAACAACCGGTGAGTTGATAATAAAAGATGAAACTGGAAGAGCTTTATTAAGTAAGGGGAAAGGAAATAAAAAACCAGGATATAAAATCAGACTTCAAACTTCATCATCTTTTACAGGTGCTAGCTAATGCCTTGGCAAGAAAGGATACAAACAGCAATTTATATCTCACCTTCTGGAATTCGTTTTGAGTTTCAATATGAAAATGTCAGTATGGATGTAGATAAAAAAACAGGTGAGTTCAATTTTCCTGAAATTGATGGTATCTATATTCAAGATTTGGGAATATCAGGTAGAAATTTTCCATTTATAATATTTTTTTCAGGTGATGATTATGATATTGTTGCAGATGCTTTTTTTTCTGCATTAGAAGAAAGAGGAGTAGGAACACTAGAACATCCTAAATATGGTACAAGGAAAGTAATTCCCACAGGAACTATAAGCCGAAGAGATGATCTTGTAACAGCTGCAAATCAAGCCGCCTTCAATGTTTCTTTTAGAGAGACAATCGAAAATATTACTTTTCCTTTTTCCGGACTCAATCAGAAGGGTGATATAAAAACAAGTTTAGATGGTCTTAATTTCAATACGTCTGCACAATATTCTGGTAGTATCGTACCGAAAACAGAAAGTGAAAATGCAATATTGCAAGCGGATTTACTTGATAAAAAAACAGCTATAGTACAACTACTTGAAAATATTACACAGTTAAATGAGGACATAGATAATGCATTTAAAACTATATCAGATTCGTTCGACGATAATATTATAAATATTTTAATTGATCCTGGTGGAGTTGCCGATCAATTTATAACTTTAATAAATACACCAGCTAATGTTGTAATTTCATCGGTAACTATGATAGAGGGTTACGGTAATGCTATTAGTACTGTTATAGGTGCTATAATTGATACACCTGGTAAGTTTTATAATTCATTATTAAGTATTGCAAGTCTTTTCGGTGCCCTTAATTTTTCTATGACTAATTCTGAGTTTTTATTTCGACCACAGGCTTTAAATGCTGCCGATTCTGTAATTGAAATACAAAGTACTATTTCTTTGTGGATAGATGAAAAGATAACTGAATTGGAAATTGCAGATACCGGAGAAGCTTATGATTCTATGATTGAATTGTATAGTAAAACTATCGCTTATTTAATACAATTATCTTTTGATTTGCCTAAGGAAATATTTTTAACTTTATCAGAAGACAAAAATATAATAGAGTTAGTATCTGAATTATATAATAATATCGATAAAATAGATTTTTTTATTGAAACTAATGATTTAATAATAGATGAAATAGAAATACTTCCCGTGGGAAAACGGATAGTATATTATGAATAGAACATATACAGTACAAAAAAATGATGTATTAGCTAAAATATCTACAAAGTTTTATGGGGTACCTAATAAATATAATCTTATTGTTAACGCAAATCCTCAATTATTAGGTAGGGGAAAAGCATTAGATGGTACTCCGTTAATTAATAAAGGTGATATTTTAATTATTCCAGATGAAACTGAAAATATAATAAATCAAACACAAAAAGAAAAAATACCTGAAAAAGTAAAAAGTGTTTCCGATAATGCTATTTCAATTTTAATTGATAATACTTTATTTTCTTTCTGGACTGAGTATTCTATAACTTTTGAAATTGACACTTTTGATACGTTTTCTTTTTCGGCGCCTTTTGATAGCGATTTACAAATCTATCGGGAAGCTTTCAGGCCATTTAATTATAAACCTGTTGCAATTTATTATGGACAGGATTTAATTTTTACGGGTGTTTTATTGGCAGATGAAACAACCCTTGAACCTGATGAAAAAAGTATATCGATAGTTGGATACTCTAAACCTGGAATATTAAATGATTGCCATATGCCTATTTCAAGTTTTCCTTTAGAGTTTAATAATCAGACATTAAAACAGATTTCACCTATAGTCTGTAAACCATATGGAATTATATCAAGTTTTTTATCTCCTGTCGGAAATCCATTTGAGAAAGTTTCTATTGATATCGAAACAGATATTTTTTCATTTCTTTCAGGACTTGCAGAACAAAGAGGATTATTGATTTCCAATAATGTAAAAGGTGAATTGATTTATTATAAATCACAAACAGGAAATTCTGTTGCATCTTTTAAACAAGGTGAATTGCCTTTTATGTCATGTAGTAATAGTTTTGATTATCAATCTTTTTATTCTCATATAACAGGAATTACACAGACAACAGAAGAAAAAAAATCTGCAAGCTATACATACATAAATAATTATTTAGTGAAAAAAGGAATTATGAGATGTTTTAATTTTATAGCCGAAGATACAAAAGATTCTGAAATTAAACAGGCTACGTTATCTATGGCTGGCCGTATGTTTGGAGAATCTGCATCGTACGAATTAACAATACAAGGACATCGTGACAAAGATGGAAATCTATTAAAAAAAAATACTATCGTTTCTGTATTATCTCCAGGTGCTATGATTTATAGAGAAACTAATTTTTTGATAAAATCGTTGACCATGTCTAGAAATAACGAAGGCGATATAACAGAAATGGAACTTGTTTTACCTGGGAGTTATTCAGGGCGGATACCGGAGGTTTTCCCATGGGAAGAATAGCGCGATGGATTAGATCACAAATAGATAAATATATAATAGGTGTAGTGGAAAGTAGATTAAATACTACTATACAAGCGTTTTTATATGGTTCACCAGGGGATGATTCGCCACCTCTTCCGGAAGACCGAGTCTTAATAATTAAAATAGATGGTTCTGGAAAATATGCTATTGCGGGAACTTTAGTATTATCACAGGGTGCAGAACCTGGAGAGAAGAAACTTTATAGTCGCGATAATGAAGGTAATTTAAAAAGCTTGATTTATTTAAAAAATGATGGTACTATGGAACTTAACGGAAATACTGATTTTGCAGTTAGATTTACAATATTGGAAAGTGGGTTTAATCAATTGAAAGATGATTTTAATGCAACACTTTTACACGTTCATCCGGTAACAACAGCACCTGGGTCGACTGGACCACCTACTCCACTTATCACTCCAAGTACTGCAAATATTGCAGGGGCAAAAATTGAGGAAATAAAAGTATCGTGAACAATAGAGGTGATGTTTTAATATTTTCTACTCTTGATGGTGCTGATATAGATATTGAAAATGGTATAGTTAAAATGACAGAAGGATTTGAAACGGCTGTTTATCTTTCTCTATTAGGTGGTAATGCAGAAGATGACGGAACACTTGCAACGAAAAAAAAAGAATGGTGGGGAAATAAATTAGAAAGTAATAATCCTGAAAAAAAATTGACAAGTAGATTTAATAATATAATAACCGGTTTACCTGCAACACCTGCCAATTTAAAAAAAATAGACGAGGCTGCAAAGCAGGATTTATCATGGTTTATTTCTGAAAAGATAGTCGATAAACTAGAAATAGATTCGAATTTATCTAATAAAAATAGATTAGATATTAAGATAATACTTTGGAAAGATAAAGAAAAATTATGTGAAACAAAATATTCTATAAATTGGGAAGGTCAGTCAAGGAATGGAAATAAACTTTAGGTGGGAAAGTTGTTGCGATAAAAAATTGATCAATATTTATGTTGGTAGAGTTTTTTTAGGAAGGATTATTATTAATGAACATAAATTCGTATGTTTATTTGATATGCTTTCTTTAAGATTTGTAATTTGTAAAACTCTTAATGAAGCTGAGATTTATATTGAATCTAAATTAACGAATTGGATTAATGATATGATGGAAGGTGTAAAAAAATGAATCTTGAAAATAAAACAGTTTCGGAAATAAATCAACTTATTATAGATCAATTAGAAGCTGCCTTTAATCAGCTTATTCCAATTTTACCTAAAAACTTTTGTAGAGTATTAGCAAAGATTTTATCAGGTGTTTTTATAATTTTATATAAAAGTTCACAGTGGATTTTCCTACAAATATTTGTATCGACAGCATCTTTTAAGGAGGTGACAATCTACGGAAAAAAAATAACTCCACTTACAGAATGGGGAAAACTTATAGGTGTTGGAACTCCTTTTCCTTCCCTTCAGGCAAGGTTACAGATTAAAATATTCGTTAATAATTTAGGTGAAACTTTACCATCAGGTACTCAATTTTTATCTACAATAAATGGTTTAATTTATATTACTCAACAGGATTATTTATTAGATTTGGCTATTTTTTATATTGATGTTATTTGTACTACCGGAGGGATAGCCGGAAATTTAGAGGTTGGGCAAATAGTTTCTGTTGTTAATACTTTAGGATATATAGAAAATGACGGTGAGGTTTTTTTTATAATTCAATCGGGAACTGATTCTGAAAGTGAAGAGCAATACAGGCAGAGAGTTGTAGAAAGATTTCAACTACAACCTCAGGGTGGCGCCCTGGCTGATTATCGTATATGGTCACAGGATGCACCAGGGGTTTACCAGACGTTTATTTATACAGGAGATATTCCAGGTCATGTTTTAATTTATGTTGCAGGTGATCCAGAAATCTATCCCTTTAGATATCCAACACCTGGCTTATTGATAAATGTTGGTAATGTATGTACTTATAATCCTATTACCGGATTCGCAACAAGAAAACCAGTGACGGCTATAATAGATCCAGCTGGAGATGGAAGCTATGGAAATGTTTTACCGATTGATGTTATTTTTTTTGATGTTATTATTTATAATTTAGTTGCAGATGATTTAATTTATATAAAAAGTTTAATACAACAGGCAATTGGTGATTTTATATTTTCAAGAGAACCGTATATTTTAGGTTTATCAATTTTGCCTAAAAAAGAAAAAATATCTCAATCGGCTTTAGTTGGTATAGTTTATGATATTGTTAATGCTAATAATGCAAGTTTTACTTCTGCTAGTTTATTATTTTCCGGCTTACCAACAGAATCTTATATTTTAGGTGAAGGTCAACTTGCTGTTTTAAATTTATTGACATATGTGAGTAGTTAATGGCGTTTAATGAAAGATTTTTTAAAATAATTAAATATCTCTTGCCTAAAAGTAAATCGTTTAAAATCTATATTGAAAAAAAATTAAGTAATTTTTTCAAGGCTCTAACTTGTATACCAGATGATTTTAGAAAATATTTAGATGAGATTTATTTAGATATTTTTCCAAAAACTACAAGGCAATTGGATGAATGGAAAAATGAGTTCGGTTTGTTTTTTTTCCCACCGTATGAAAATGAACAAAGAGAAACAATTGACGGAGAATGGAAAGCTAAAGGAGGACAGGGAAAAGATTATATTCAACAGGTTTTAAGGGATGCTGGATTCGACGTTTATGTTCATGAAAATATACCTCCGGTTGATCCTGATATTTTTTTAACTTCAATTGCTTCTATGGTATGTGGTGGATTTAATGCATATGCTGGCCGCCTGGATGCATATGCTGGTTTAACAGGTGGGGAATTACTCGTAAATGGTCCCATATATACTAATATTATTGATATAGCATCATCTGCTGGAAATATAAATATGAGTTGCGGAAATTTGAAAGCTTGTTGCAGATATTTTGAAAAAATGGAAATAGTTGATAAAACTTACACTATAACTAATGATCCTGATTATTGGGGTTATTTTTTCTTTATCGGAGGACAGGCTACAAGGAATATAAATCATGAACTTGAAACTATTGATTTTGCTTTAATTCCATCCGGAAGAAAAGAGGAGTTTAAAAGATTGGTTTTGAAATTAAAACCTGCTCAAACGTGGGTAGGATTGATTGTAACCTATACATAAGGAGTGAAAACATGTTAAATATATTATCTACTTTTATACATCAAGATGGAGTTCCTTTTCCCAATACTAAGGCAATAAACTCTACCGGGCCATTTACCACAGATGGAACTGAGTTTATCGCTGCTTTGGTTAATGATTTTAATTTTGGTGTTTTACAATCCTTACTTGCCTATACAGGACAGACACCAAATGGAATTGTAGAAAGTCCTGCTAATAGTCAATTTTTAGAGGGATTGAGAAGGGCTTTTTCATACCCGGGAGAAGTTTTTGCGGCTGCTTTCAATCAAGATCCTGCTATCCTTGGCATAAGGGCGTTAAAATTGACAGGTCAGGGAATTTTAAGGGTAAATTATCCGTTATTAGATAACGCGGTTTATGTTGGTGATGGAAATAATGGTACTGCACCTGCTTTTTATCATAGTGATGATGCTGCTGGAACGATAAGAAATATAACTGGAATATATTTAAAATTACCGGATGCAAGAGGTAGAGTAATAAGAGGACTTGACCTTGCCGCTATAGTAGATCCTCAGGGAGCAAGCAGGCGACTTGGGGGATCTCAAGGATTTGCAATTGAAGATTTTTCAGGTAGTTTTATTTATAGAAATCCAACCACAGGCGGCACCCTATTGACTGCTTTAGGAGTTTTTAGTCTTGGAAGTCCTGGGCCATTATTTGCGCCTTTAGCCACAACAGGAGGGGCAGTTGTATCGGGTACTATGAATTTTGATGCTTCAGGGGATGCAGTGACAAGCACTGAGACACGTATGACTAATATAGCGTTTGATTATTTTATCAGATATTAAAAGGAGAATTAAGATGTACATAGCATATATAGAAGAAGTTGATGGTTTAAAAATTATCACTGGTGTTGACATAAAAGGAATAGAACCTATTGAGACTGAAAAAATTATTTTTCCGCTACTTGAACAATCGGATGAGATTAAAGCCGTAAATGTAAGGTTGGATAAAATAAAAGCGTATGAAAAAAATAAAAATAATATAAGATCTTCGGCATATAAATTATTGAAAACTGTTTCTGTTGATAAAAGTATTCCAATAGAAAATATAACTGATAAGGATTTTACATTTCAACAAAAAGATCTTTCTATGCAATTAGATAAAAGTTTTAATTTTAATGATTATCAGATAGGAGAACTTAAAAAAGAAATCCCTGATTTGAATTATATATTAAGATTAAAAAAAATATCACTTATAAAAGCTAATGCAATTTACCAGGAAACCGGAAGAAATCAAATTGATTTGACAGAGTTACAATATAACATCTATAAAACAAAATTGATAGACATAAAAAATTATTTTGAAACAACAGGTAAATTACGCTATCTTATTTCGGATGGTTCGATAATTGATGATAACCGTGGTTGTATTTTATGGTCTTTTGGTGACAAATGGAAAAAAAGAATTTTCCAATTTTTAACTGATACTATAGATACGCTTGAAATACTTGAAAGTGAATTGACAGAAGAACAGAAGGAACAAATAAGAATACAATTGGAAGAAGAAAGATTTGACGCGTTAACACCTGAAGAAAAAGAAAATGAAAAAGCTTCTATGATTGCAGGTGCTTTATCGCAAAGTGTGCAGATGAGAAATGAACTTGAAATATTGGATGATCCTGACGCTTTACAAAAAGTGCAAGATTGGTATGGTATAGAAGTTTTAAAAATTGAGGAAAAGTATAGTTAATTATCAATAATTATTTCATCATTTTCAGATTCAAAAAAAGTCATAAATTGACTATTTTTTAGTATAACAGTCATTACCCATTGAAAAAGAAAATCTTCATCGAATATTTTTTCGGCTTTTATATTTAATATTTTACCAGAATACACATTTCTAGATAATTTTGAATAAATTAGAATTTGATCTCCAATTTTATATTTGAATTCTTGTAATATTTTATTTTTTGTTTTTTCTATTAATTTATCATAATCGTTTTCAGCTTTATTATAGATTTTATTATAATTGTCTTCTATATTTATCATATAATATCCTTCTGTCTTAATAGTTTTTTCATTTGGCCGTTATAAATGTTTTGTGCATCCTTGACCGGTTTATCTATTGAAGGTTCAAGGGACTTTTTTTGTTTTATGAAAACTGTTTTTTGAGATATATTGTAAATATGTTTTTTTCTAAATCTGATTTTATTTTTATTTTTTGCAAATGATGTTACTTGAAAAATATTATCTGAATACTTAAAATAATATTTATTCGTAAATGCTACATACGCCCTGGCTACATTTTGAGCTTTCCTACTTCTAAAGTTTTTTGTGAACTTTCCTTTTACTGTTTTTCTTCTTATTGTTCGCAAATAATGAGCTTTTGATACAACCCTTTTTTTTGAACCTCCCCTTGCTTCCGGTTGAGGTATAGCAAGGTGAGAACCTCGTTTTGATGTTCTTCTTCCGGACTCTTCATGCAATCTTAAATAATCAGCTTTTTCTGTTGCACCGACTTTTGTTTCCATAGTTGAAATGTCTAATGATTCTGTTTTTTCATATCTAATTTGTCTTACTGTAAAAGTATTTCGTAAAACAAAAGTATCCTGAACTTTTCTGATATAGTTTTTTCTTGAGATTGCAGCTATTATATTTAATGTATTTTTTGCTGCAATATTTGAAGCTTTATTTAAATCGACAAAACCTCGGTTTATTTTTTCAACATCTATGTCAAGTCTAATTTCCATTAGTGCACATCACATTCTTTTTTTAATTTTGCTAATAGAATTATCCAAACTATGGTACTTACTACACAACCTATTATAAAACCTATAAAAAATAACATCATAAAAAACTCCTTTATAAAAGACAGCCTACTCACTTTATGCTTTCGGCTGCTTTTGCTTATTTATACACTGTGAAATATATTATTATTTATAAATTTATATTAGTCCATTTCACACTCTCCTTTCTATATTTTTGTTTGTTCGGCTATAATCACTATGATTATTCCTTATTCAAGTCTACTATTACTACATAGGCAACGCCTATTTTTTAACTATATCAGAAAAGTTCAGGTTCGTCAAGTTTTTCTTTCTCATCCGGTTTTTCCTCATCCGGTTTTTCTTTTTTTTCTTCTTCTTCAATTGGATCTTGTTTACTCAAAGCAGTTTCAATATCTTCTATGACTGATTTGTCTTTTTCATTTTCAGACTCATCATCATAAATAGAAGCTGCCAATAACTCCCTGGCAGTTTCATATTTATCACAAAAGTGACGAATAGAGGCTTGCAGGGCCATTTCTTCTGGCCATTTGTCCCATGGTTTATCGTCGTAGGTTGTTTTTGAACATTTTTTCCACTGGTTTATTTTTAATAAAGAAAAAAAATCTACTTCAAGTTGACTATTCATTTTTCTACACTGTACCCATACTCCGATAAACTTTCCCTTATCTTCTGCTATGCACACATTATGTATAACTTCTCCATTTCCTTTATTAACTGAACACTGATCTTTTTCGTAGACAGTACCCCATCTAAGATCAAGAAAAATAGGTTGTTTTCCACCACATAGTAAGGCATAATATCCACGATCACGGATGGAAAATCTAATTTCTGTAACCCAGATGTCCTTTCCTTTTCCATCTTTCTTTTTTGTGTTTCTTCCCTGGGGTATGAGATAGGCATGTTTTCCACCTATTTCTAACCCGGTGGAAACTGCTTTTTCTACTGCACCGATTATGGAAAGTTTTCCTTCGGTGGATTGAAAACAATCAGATAGTTCTTTATCTTTTGCAATTGTGATGATTGTACTTTCCAGAAACTTATCTTGTTTTTCTTTTTCCCATGAAAGAAACTCATCTCCGGCCGAGACAAGTATTTTTTCTTTCAAGGCGAGTACTCCTTTTTTTATGCTGTCTTGTTTCTGGATCATGGATACTACCGGTACATATTCTTCCGGTAAGTTTTCTTTATTTGCTTCCATTTGTTTCTCCTTTCTTAATCTCGATAATTTCCGTATGAAGTTTCGACGTATTCATAATCGTCAATTATTTTTACTTTGGCTGCATAGAGTTGGAATAAGAATGAATCGAAACCGTACAATAGGGGTGTTTTTATTTTTTTAGCTTCACATTCGTCTATTTTAACATTCCATAACCCATCATTATTTATTGATAATTGATAGGTGCAAGAATATTTATTTGTATTAGATTCTTTGTCAAAATAATAATCAATATAGCCATCTGAAACATTAGATTCACTTCTTTGAAAAGTTATTTCCCCGGATTCTTCATGACGATCAACATCTTCAATAAATGCACTTATTATTTCAGATATTTTATATTCTGATTTTTCAAGTGGTTTAAAAAACTTTTTCAAGTTTTTTTCGATTTGTTCTTTTCCAGTGGATATAATAGTATTATTTATTATATCGGTTATCCAGGTTAAGACAAGCTGATTATAAGAGGGAAGGTCAAGTTTCATATTGCCAAGGGATAAGGCTTGTTTTACTTGTTTTTCTACCTCCTTTCCGAAATCTGAATATTTACTTATACAATCATATACTATTGATTCAATAGTTTTTTCAAGTTGTTTCCCGATTGTATTTTCTATGAATCCAGATTTTACAATTTCACCGAATTGTTGTTCAATAATTTTTTCAAGTTCCATGATTTTCTCCTTATTGTATTATTCGACTTATTCCAACTTTACCGAGAGATTTAAAAAGTATTTTCTCGGTTTCTGGAATAGTTATGCAATTTTCAAAATGATCTTTTAATTTTCTTATAAGTTCAATATAACCTGTTTTATAATTCCATTCTGAAGGTTCTTCATATTCAATTTCTAATTGTATTAGTATTTTCATTTAGTTTTCCTTTCATATTTCCATTCAACATTATTTTTTTCACATTCATCACCATATTCTTTTAAATTACAGGATACATAAGTAATTTTAATAACTATCATTTTACATATCTCCTTGTGTAAGTTTTTATCAAGCCTTTTTCTTGTAGGATTTCAAATGCAACAGGTGCAAACTTTTCTATAGTGGATGGGTGAATTAAATTGTATTGATCTGTTGAAATTACCTGTTGAAATACTTTTTTTCCAGTTTCTCCGTTATATAGAAATTTATTATCACACATAAGTAAACCGGCTGCATTATTTATATCATCGATACGCTTTTGATATTTTTTTACTTTTGAAAGTAGTTTCTTTTTTTCTTTGCTCATTTCATCTGATATTAAAGCGCGTTCACCTGTAACATAGATAGCACGATCTTTGATTTCTGGAAATAGTTTTTTAATATCATCGTATTTTTCAGGTTTAGGGGGTTTGTCGTTTACACAGTACCATAAAAAAACGCTTGCTTTTTCAAGCAGTAAAGGCCACCACTTTTTTATGGCAGGTACTTTATAAACATAAAACTTATTATCGTCAATCAATAATAAAACGTATGTTAAGTTTACATTATAACACATCATTTGCCACTGTACTTGTAAAAGCACATCGGAAGGAACTCCATTTTCAGATAAATCGTCAAGGTCGAAGCCTTCTATTCCTTCACGTTTTACCCTAGCAAAATATCCGCCTGTTTTTGCTTCGATAAGATAGGGATCTGATAGATATGTGTTTGCAACACAGTCAGCATGTGCAATTGCCCATGGAAATTGAGGGTGTCTGCATTCTGTATATGGTTCGAAAATAGTTTTTGATTTATAATTTTTTATTCTTATATGATCATGTCTGATATAATCAATTAAAAAATCTTTACCAACAGTATTATATCCAAATCTTTCAGAAATAAATGTTGATAAAAGTAATGGTTCTAAACGATGTCCCCAGGTGGTAAAATCATTTCCTTTAAAAGATTCTACTTTTCCTGTTTTTTCTTCCCATAATTCATATTGTGATTTTTTGATTTTTGAGTTTTTTGTTTTTATTATCACAGGGATATCAGAGGAGCCTATAATTAGTTCACCTGGTTTTCTGACATCTGATTCATAAAATGTATATTGATTCATGATTTTTCTCCTTTCTCCTTCCAGAACGTTTTATTTTTTTATGTCCGTTATTGTTGTATTTTTTGTAAACGGAATCTATATCTTCAATACCGGCAATTCCAGCAATTATAAAACGATAATTACTATTAAAAAACATATGGGCTGTCCTTTCATAATTTTTTCCTTTTTTAGTTTTGATGTTTAGGTCGTTAATTGCCTGTATAACTATTGCTATTGCAATCAGTTTTATTTCACGATGACTATACATATAATTCCCTATTTCAAAAATGGTATTATAAAATAACTTTTCTTCTTTTCAAGTAACTTTATCAATAGCATATCAAGTGTACCTCCTGGTAAAGTTTCACATAAAGCGTCAAATAGCTTTTGTGCTTCATCATTAAACATTTCATCATATTTTTTTAAATAATCTTTTACATTACTGTCAACTTTTTTAATTTCAGTATCTATGATTATTGTAATATTTTTCATAGGTTCAGCCCCTACACCCTGTCCTTTATGAATATATACGGTTTTCATGGTTTACTCCTTTTATTTCCCTTCATGGTATCTTTTCCATACTAAATCTGTCCATTTTTGATCTTTGCCAATAAGTTTTGCAAGTTCACCAAATCTGTCAAGGCTTGTTAAATGACCATTTTTTACACGGTTTATTATTTCCTGTTCGCGATCTTTTATTTCAAACTCCTCTATATCGGTTATTTCTCCGAATCCTTGTTGAACAGGTGCGGGTAATATTTCCATTTGGGCGGGAACTTCCCTGATTTGAGTTTCAAAAAATCCCTCTGATTTTAAATTTTCTCCACAATAGGGACATATGGGAGGCTTACCAGATAATAGACGATTGCAACCCGTACAAACAGTCATTTGTATGTTTTCTTCTTTTTCTTCTTTCTCTATACCTTCAAGCGTCCACGTGTGACGTTCAAGGGGGTGTCCATGTATTATGCTATTTCCACACTGGTCAATTATTATATTATATTTTTTTCCAGGATGTTTTCTTGCTGATCTTCCGATTTGCTGCAAATAGATTATTACAGATAATGATCGGCGCCTTAAAATACATCCAGAAACAACTGGTATATCAACACCTTCATCTATAATTGCATAACTGCAAATGAAATTATATCTTCCATCCCCTAGACCATCAATATAATCTTTTCTTTCGGATTGATCCATTCCGCTATATACTGCGCCACCTTTCCATCCTGCCGCTCTCATGGCAATTGTTACTTCCATACAATCGTTTACAGAAGCACAAAAAATAATGCATGGTGCACCTAAAAAATATTTATTGTAAAGATCTATACAATTGTTTATTACAATATTATTGGAAAAGATTTTTTCTTCTTCATTTGGGTCGAAGTCACCTTTTTTCTTTTTTCCTTTAGCTTTTGCAAGTTGAAAAGTTAAGGGAGAATAGAAAACAACCGGTTCTGAAAGATAAACAGTACCTCCGGTGTATTCAGGATTCAATAAATCAGCGTATTGAGGACCTGGTATTAAAGCAGTATATCCTGCTGATTTCATACCTATTCCATCGGTTCGGGCAGGTGTTGCAGTAAAACCTATAATGAGGCATTTCTTTTTATATCTGATAATCGTGTCAAATATTTTCATCCATGTCGGAGCTGTACCATGATGCGCTTCATCTGATATTATAATATCCGGTAATAAATCATTTTTTGTGAGAAAATCAAGCCTGCCGGATAGAGTTTGAACCATAGCTATGTGAGTTAAGGAATCTATCATATAATTATTTCCCTGGATGATTCCAGGGTTAACGCCGAAAAGCACAAGCTTTTTTAGGGTTTGATCTGCTATTTCTTGCCTATGAACTAACCATAGGACGCGGTTTTTTTTATCGTTTGCTTTTTTTGTTATGTCGGCGCCTATCACTGTTTTTCCGCATCCGGTTGAGCCTGTCCATATTATTTGTTTATGTCCTTTTTTACTGGCCATTAGTATATTTGTTTCGGCTTCTGTTTGGTATGGTCTAAGATTTATCATAAATTTTAATTTCCTCACATAAAACTTGAAAGATTGTATAATTTTTATTATAATAACCCATTAATTTTTTATCGTTAATTTTGGATATTAGTCTTTCTCCATCTATTAGCCATAATTTTTTTGCATAAATAATTATTTTTTCTTTCCATTCTGAAAATGATTCTTTCATAGACGACTCCATACTAAAAATATTGTTAAAATTAAAATTATAACTGTTTGAAAAATTGTAATTAAAAAGATAATGTCTCTTTGTCGTGCTATCTGAAAAGCTGTTTTTCCCATTATTCCACGGGAAAGACTATCTACTGCTTTTCGTGTTTGTTTTCTAAACTTCTTTGATAATTTTTCAGACATTATTGTACCCTCACTACACCTAAACCACATTTTAAACATTTTTTATCGAAATTATTATAATTTCCGATATATAATGAATCAGGATTGATTTTTTTACCACAGATACAACATCTGTAATAATCCTGTTTTCTTTGTTTCTTTTGTTTTTTTTCAGACATTATTCTAACTCCATAATTGAAGTATATAAATCATGGGTACGTTCTCCTTTTTCGTAACGTATCAATAATGGATTTATGGTAATTTGCAAACCTAAAAGACCACATGCTCCGATTTCCGTATAGATTTGTCTTACTTTATCAAGATATTTTTTAGCTTCTTCCCAATCATAAGTTTTCATATCACTTCTCCTACAAATATTTTAATGCTGATTTCAAACTATCATGAAAATCACTTTTTATAAGCCATTTTTTCAGGATTTCTTTGAAGCCGTCTTTTTTTAAATATGTATTTTTTGCTGCTATAGTATTCCATATTTTATTATACTCTCTTATAGTTGCTATAATTTTATTATTTATTTCTTCTTCGGTTAATCCCGATACAAATTCTGCCATTTTGTTCAAACAATCATTTTTTAAATCTATAAAAAGTTTACCTACGTCTGTTGTTGAATAATCCATATTATTCCTCCCTTAAAACTTTGGATATTCCACCTGCTGCTATTACCATTTCCCGGAATTGTATTTGTTCTTTAGATTCAGGGACATTTTTTGTTTTTAATTCAAGGTTGGTAAAAACAGCTATCTTTTTTTTACCAATGGGTTTATAGAAAATGCATACTTTAATATTATAATAATTAACATGAAAGCAAGCTTTAAACTTTTCACAGCTTCCACAACAAGGAGATGCAATTTCTTTTGTCGTCCATCCGATACGATCACCGCCGCCTTTTTGTTTTATCCTTCTGGTTTTTTTGTCTTTTACTGGTTTTCCCACACCGAAAAAAACAGGGGTTGGGTTTTCTATGATTAGGCATTTTTTACCGTCAATCACTTTCCATGAAGTTTTTCCAGTATAAAGCATACCAGAGTTATTCCGAAAAGTAATTGTATCCGGGTTTTTTTCCTGGTATTCAGGAAGTATCTTTTTTGCAAAATTAGATTCATTCTTTTTCTTTTTCATTTTCTTTTTCCTCTTCTTCTTTTACGTGATCGGCTAAAACCAATCTGACATATCCGGAAAGCGGAGCTATTGCATCCTTTTTTTTTGCAAGTTTTATTATTCCATCATATAGTGATTTTCCTATACGGAAGGATAACACCACTGTGTCATTTTTATGATTCTTTGCCATTTTCTACCTCCTTATTATATTTTACAATTTTTCCGTCAAACACTTTTTTTAGCATATGCAATTCTGACGTTATCTGTCTACCTTCCAGAATTGCAAGTTCTTCCATATCATAAGTAATAAGTATATATTTTTTATTGTCTTTATCAATTTTTATATCAGATTCTTTTTCATATTCTATATCCGGATCTTTTACGTAAAGTGTATTTTCTACTTTATTAAATGCACATTCTAAATTTAATGTTTTTGAATAAAATATATTCCAGTTATTTGACATATAGTTTCCTGTATTGAATCTGTATACAACATTTATCTGCTTGTTTAATATCTTCTTTCATTCCTTCTGATATCCCTAAGTCTTCATAAACAACACAATAATCAGCACAATAAAACCATTCATGACCAGATTTAATTCCTAATTTTCTTTCATTCGGATTTTTATCATCCAATA